ATTTGCGTTACTAACCTGCCGCGACCGCTACTAATCCCCTCCGGATTTGTAACAAGTAGCGGTCACTTGCATCTTGCAATGATGCGCGACAGGTGCTCTATATGAATATCTAACCTTGAAAAACTCTATTCTGGAAAAGAAAGAGTCAACTACCAACAGGTAGCATGATCTAATCTTCTCTAAGAGACAAAAAATTCCGGTTACGAAATTCAGAGCCGATCCCGAAGGGATACTACCTGTCACCGTCCTGAAACGGCCACCCCGGTTGCAGGGTGTATATGTAGGAAACAAGCCTGTTTACCTACTGTAAAATAGCTTTATACTTGGTTAATAGTAAAGGAATCGTCCTATTATTTTAAAACCATTAGATACCCCCTGGATTATGGGAGTATGTTTGGACAAAGAAGGATGGTGCGTTGACGTACCAAGTGAGATTAAAATCTTCACCAGTGGCAACGTATTGAAAACATTCAATATTACCCTGTTCTTTAACTGAGCCTATATAAATATCCAATACGTGTGCTTGATCATATTGATCCGCAGTGACGATGCTAGAAGCATCCTCAAACTTTTTATCACTATAATATGGAAGTTCTACTTCAAGCACGGGAATGTCGCGAGAAGTGAAAGCACTCCCATTATGCCCTGTCTCTTGCACCTGGGAGTATACACCGTGTTGGCTCGAAGCAGATGAATCTAATCTGAGTAAAGAAGAACCAAAAGCTGACATATCAGCGCCCGCACCACGAGTAACTACCATAGCTGTAGGGTTGGAATCCGCAAAATGCCCCAACATATATTTATAACGGATTCCCCCCCTCCGCGCGGCATAAGCGGGAGTAATCCAATTAAGCAATGTCCTACCAGCTATATTATAATTCACCGCATACAGCCCACCATAGCGGGGTTGTTGGTACATACCATTTGTTTCGGCACGTCCATTGTACATTGGGAAGTTAGGTAAATACAATCGATATCTGGTTGATCTACCAATCAAATAGGAAATACTATTATTTTGAACAAAAACACCACTCAAATTATAACGTTTAAACATATCACGAAATGAATCAAAAGTTTCACCGTGATAAACTAAAGATAACGCATCGGTTTTGCTGGGCTCTCCTATAGGCTCCAGCATTTCAGAACCAGCATGACCCGGCTTAGAAGCTAGTGCGGTTTTAGTATTATTCAATATGCCACTTTGTGATGAGGTGTCAACAATAATACCGCTTTGCGACCAAGCTCCATTTACTGACATTGTAGTGTGTTCAAAACTCCCGCCAAATGCTGTCCTTTTGATCATATAATCATCAGGAACAGCAACCTCATAATCTTCGGCCCCACTAATGAAAGTGAGGATGCGAACAGAATTTGTTAAATCCTCATCTGGGCCAGTAAGTTCGTTCAAAACGTAAATCCGTAATTGTCCATTTGAATATTCAGCTTGGTCAGTAGAAACCGGTCCACCTTTAGCTATGCCCAATGGTGTTGGTTCACGCGGCACTTTTGCCCATGACTCTTGCTGAAACCAGTAAATAGGTAACGTGAAATCCTTAGTCTGCTCTATATCAATGATACGAGTAAAAACAGTGTTAGTATCGGGAAGTTGCATGTTGGTAAATCCTCGAGGATCATAAGCTATTAACAACCTTCCTCTGTGAAGATCACTACAATTTATTTGAAAACGAAAATTGATACCGCCACGCCAGTACTTAAAAGGAAATGTAGCATGCGCCAGAGGGGTTTGAATCCACTCAATACCATATTCCGAAGTCCCGTCAGTATGTGGCTCGCAATGACAAGGATGAACGTTAATTGTACCAAGCAACGTATTCTCATTAAGATTGGCTTGCCAATCGAAATATGTAAGTAAACTCGATTTGGACGTAATCGCTCTAATAGACATCTCATCATCCAATCGGGCTCCAGTTACATTGTGATCAACTGTCAACTCCTGCTTAGGGTCGTACGCCAACTTCTCTACGGCTTCATCTATAGAACTCGGGGCTA